CGCGCAGGAATCCGCCGACTGACCCCACGCCCCTAGGGTCTGGCCACCACACCAGACCCCTACCGGGGGTAGCCCTCGCCAGCAGGCGGGGCTTACTTTACCCGTCACCCCAAATTTTTTTTCCCTATTCCAGCAGCGACTACAAAATAAACTTCAGCTTATTACTTGCAAAGTGTTAACAGTTGACAGATCGCGCACAACGCGCTAAATTTGCTTTGTTATCACGCATGTCATGTCAAAAACAGAACGCATTGAGCGATTAGAGCAACAAGTGCAAGAATTGCAACAAAAATTAGACGAACAGCTAGACGCGATCAATATGTTGCTACTTGATATTAAAGATTTACAACAATTCAAACGCTTTGTTGAGCTATCGAGTGCATCACGAAAATCGCAATATGATGTTGTCAATGCAACACATGAAATGACATGAAAAATACATTAGATCGAGAAGCTTTCATTGAATTATTACGCATATATCTGCGCCCTCAAGACTTCAAACGCTTTGCAGTAGCTAGTAAATTAAATGAAAAATCACGTTTTTTGTTTCGCATGACTCAAAAATTGAATAAATTTGAATATGTTTTGATTACTTGTGAAAATCAACAATCATTTGTTAATTTCATCCCTGATGATGTTGCCACTCGCCCCTTCTCTGAGCTACGTGATAGCGATCTAGTGCCTGACGTGCTTTTTTTCGCTGAATAGACTCCTCTTAGTCGCCTGTTCCTCGTGAAAAAGCGCCCTGGGCTCTACGCCAACATCAATGCAAAGCGCAAGCGCATCAAAGCGGGCAGTGATGAGCGCATGAGAAAGCCGGGCGAGAAGGGGGCGCCTAGTGCATCAGACTTCCGTAAAGCCGCAAAAACTGCTAAAAAGAGAAAAAGCAAGAAAAAGTAATGCCAGCTAGAGCACGCAGCAGTCGCTATGCAGATCGAGCTGCGCTGCAATCGCTTGGGCTATTTGAAGACACGTCAAAGTTGCGTGCAATAGCACGACGGGGCAATAATACATTCGATCACTCCGCCTGTGAGATTAAAATAATCTCTGACTTACTTCCACATCAAAAAGATTTCGTCACAGATTTTGATCATCGCATGGTGGCGCTATGCGGGGGATTTGGTAGTGGGAAAAGTTTTGCGGCAGTAACAAAATCAATACTTTTATGTTTTCGCAGTCCGGGTTTTACACACTTATTTCTCGAGCCCACAATTCCACTTTTACGTGACGTTGCAATTCCTGCATGGCAAAGTGTACTTGATAGATATGGTATTCCGCATGAGTTTCGCACAAGCCCACTACCAGTCTTTACGCTAAAGCTGTCGAGGGGCGACACCCCTATACTTTTGCGTTCATTTGAAAACTATAATAGAATTATTGGTGTTAACGCCGCAAGTATGGTTGTTGACGAAATTGATACAGTTTCGACGCACACAGCAGAAGCAGCAATTGTAAAATTGCAAGGGCGCGTTCGTGTAGGGAAATGCCCTCAACTGGGCTTTGCATCTACGCCCGAGGGTCATAAAGCTCTCTATAACATGTTTGTGCGAGAAGCTTCAGACGAGAAAGCTTTGTATAAAGCAAAAACAGCAGACAACCCATATCTTGATCCGGGCTTTATCGAAAACCTGAGAGCTACTTATCCCGCCAATTTGATTGAAGCTTATCTAAACGGCGAGTTTGTTAATCTTGCGCAGGCAACTGTCTTTCACGAGTTTGATCGTCAAAAGCATTGCACGAGTGTTTTTTATCCAGAGCCAAACGAACTTATTGTTTTCGGCGCCGACTTCAACGTGGGCAAGAGTCAATCCTGCTACGCCGTCGTTCGCCCATCGCCCACGGGACAGGCGGTTCATATTTTTGATGAACACACTTGTCGCACAACGTTTGATTTAATTGAGCACGTCAAGCGTAAATTCCCCAGGCAGCTTGCGAATGGAATGGTGACTTGCTATCCAGACGCCAGTGGTAGTCATGCGAGTACCAGCGCAACTGAGAGTGATCACGACATTCTTCGTGGCGCCGGTATCAAGGTTGTTGCAGAGCGCCGCAACCCACCAGTTGCAGAAACGATCTCACATGCCAATATGTATATTCACTCAAATAGCGTGCTCGTAAACCCAACAACTTGCCCAGAGACACTCCAAAGCCTTGAGAATTGGGGATACGATGAAAACTACCGTCCACAAAAGGGCGGCAAACACGATCTTTCTCACGCCGGGGACGCTTTGCGTTATCTAGTTTGGCAAACAATGCCACGTGCTACGGCTCACTTCTCTCGCCCGCGTTGGCGCTGAGCTTGCAAGAGCTACACTGCATGAAAAGACTCTGAAGAGCAGTGACGATCATCCCTAACTCGCTTGTTCCAACAGCGGACAACTTGATCGCGCAGCCTTTTGAAAGGAGGTTCCCGGAGTACGAGGAGGCGTTTGAAGAAGTATCTGGTGTAGATGCGTATTCGATTGAGCAAGCGGAACAGTTTTCACGTCTCGCCCCCATTCGTTTTTGCACGCTTCCCGAATTTTATCTTTTTGAAGCGTCTGACGAATATTTGCCCCAAGACTATCTAGAAGAGCAACAGAGCTACCAAGTTAGAAAAACACGCGCTCAAAGCAGTTTTCAGAACTACTACTCACATCTTCGTGATCTTGTAACGGGCACAGCGCTTCGTAAGGGGGTGGCGATTCCAGAAAGCATCCCTACGGAGTGGAGCAATTTCTTTGAGGATGTTGATCTTGAAGGGCATTCTCTTGTCTCTTTCGCCAAGGAAGCGTTTACAGAAGCGCTCGATGGCGGTGTTTCTGCAATTTGGGTTGAGTACCCCAAGCTGCCGGAGGGCTTGAGCGCTGCTGAAGAGCGTCGCATCAATCCGCGCCCCTATTTCGTGCTGATGCGCATGGACCAGGTGCTGGAGTGCCGCTACGACGTGTTCAATGCACAGATTGGGGCGCAGAATATTTTTGGGGCGTTTCCTACTTATTTGCGCATTAAGACAGAAGTACGTCGTCAAAGCGAAGAGAACGAGTTTTTTGAAGAAGTCATCCCCGCAGTGCGCGTATATGACATTGTAAATCTTGCAAATAATGATGTTTCTCAGCTTTCCGATGAAGTTGAACCCGTTGCTGAGGGTCAGCGAGTGCGCTGTCGTCTTTATACAAAGCGCAATGGCACTAGCAATGTAGATAAATACATTCTTGAAGAAACAACATATCTTTCAATCCCGTTTATTCCATTTGTCCCTGTGCTTGGGGGCAAAAAAGAAGCATTTTTCCGCGCCCGCCCCTTGCTTTTTGACATTGCACGTCTTAATTTGCATCATTGGAGTGTATCTGCTGATCTTGCAGAAACAATTCACCTGACTTCCTCGCCGATCCTCACAGGTACGGGCGTGCGCCCTGATGATGAGATCAAAGCGGGCGCTGGACGCGCTCTGTTCTCGCAGAATCCAGACGCCAAGTTCAATCTGATGAGCGCTTCGATGGAGGGTGCATCGGTCACGCTCGAGAATCTGAAGCGCGTGGAAGCGGCCATGGAGCGCCTTGCTGCTGTTGCCATGACAACCAGCAAAACCCAAGCGGAATCAGGCTTTGCGAAGCTTCTGGATCGGTCTCAGAGCGATTCGCAGCTCGCTGTGCTGGTGCAAGGGCTTGAAGATGCGTTGAATCGTGCATTGCTTTATGCCTCCGCCTATCGTTCAATCCCTGAAGTGCGCGTGACAATTAGCAAAAACTTCATTCCTGTTAAGCTGCACTCTCAACAAGTAATGGCACTCAGCTCTTTGTTTAAGGATAGTAACGCAATTACGATTGAAATGTTCCTGCGTATGCTTGAAGCGGGTGAAATGTTTGAAGGGCTGCCCGATTTTAGTGTTAAGAATTTGCTCAGCGACATGAATCTTGATGGAACCGAGACCGCTCAGCAGCTTGGTGTTGGCACTGGTGGGCGCCAGATGGTAAATCGCGGGCAAGTCCCAGTGGATAGCACCTCTTCGATGAGCGAGGGGCGTGATCTTGAACTCGCCGAGTACTCTCTTGAAGTAAACGAGGCGAACAGTGCTAGTATTTAACGAGTCAACTGACGATTTTGCGTGACTGAGCACACCCCTGAAACTCTTGAAGACGCTCTTGCAGTGATCCAAGCCCTTCAAAAGAAGGCAGGCGAGCTGGAAAATGAAAGCGCCAAGCTAAAAGCGACGAAAGAGGGACTGCTTAAGGATCTCAAGAAAAAGAAAACTATTGACAGCTTTTTGAAAGTTGCTGGCATTGAGCTGAGCGATGATCTTGATGAGGATGCCATTGCTGAGCGCATCGCCGGACTAGCCAAGAAGCCTGAGAGCAGCGCCCAAGGCGATCAACAGCAGTCTTCTGACAAAGCGCAGGAGCAAACGCCTTCTGACGCTATGAACGAAGCCCTGAAGGCCCAGTTCGCTTCGCTTCGCAAGGAACTTTCCGACCTGCGCAAGGTGAATGAGTCGCTTGAAAACGAGCGCAATCAAGAACGCGAGAAGCGCCGCGAGAACAAGCTTGAGCGTTTCGTGACTGATGAGCTGTCAAAAGTTGAATGTCGTCGCCCATCGCATCTTTACAAACTTTTGAAAGAGAAGTTTCGTCTTCTCGATGACGAAAGCACTGTTGTGTACGGATCAGAAGATGATCCGGTTTCTCTTCGTGACGCCGTTTCTCGCCTTCGTGAAGACGAAGAGTTCGCTGTTTATTTTGCAGGAAGCGGTGCAACTGGGTCGGGCATGACTACAAATCGTTCTTCCACGCCTTCTTATTCAAACAATCCCTTTAGCAAGGATTCGTTGAACGCTACCAAGGCTGCGGAAATTCTTCAGAAGGATCCCGATAAAGCGAAGCGCTTGATCTCAGAGGCTCGCATTGCGGGTAAGCTTGATCCCGTGCTAGGGCGTGCTCTGCAGAGCATGTAACCTGCGGATGGTTGACGGGTGAGACCCCTTCGGGGGTCTTTTTTTATTGCTACAGTGCGACTAGCTGCTTTTGCAAAATGTCGATTACTTATCGTGGGGAAACTTTTGAGGGCTATAATAAACCAAAAAGAACGCCGAATCATCCCACTAAGTCGCACGCTGTTCTTGCAAAAAGTGGAGATGAGGTCAAGTTGATTCGCTTTGGACAACAAGGCGTTTCGGGCGCAGGGAGTAAACCAAAAACCGAAAAAGAAAAAGCTCGTCAGCGCTCCTTCAAAGCGAGACATGCTGCAAACATATCCAGAGGGAAGATGAGCGCTGCCTACTGGGCCGATAAAGTTAAATGGTAAATAAGAAACTTACTCCTGATTCTTAATCCAATTCTTTAACTCAACTACATACGCACGCATTTCTCTTGCTTTCTGAAGATGCCATTCGTCGCAAGTTTGAAAATACAAACGATTATGCGTATCAACAGCTTTCAGTAGATGATGAATGATGGGGTTCCAGGGCTCGCGCACAGGTGAATCCCATGTGCGTCTTTCTGACACTGTTCGCCTGCGATGCAAGAAAAGACTAGACGGGGCAGGGGTTCTTAGCATGTGTCAGAGCGCTCACCTCACTCGCCATGCCTTTCAAGACTGATCAAAACATCATTGGTCGCCAGATCACCACTGAGATCGAGGAAATGATCTCCGGCATTCGTATTTGCTATGCCGCTGGCACTGGCCTTCGCACCGGTTCCATCCTGGTGCTGCCAACCACCTACACCACTGCTCAGCTTGTCGCCCTGTTCGCTGGTCTGCCCACCGTGACTGGCACTCAGACCCTGGACATCAGCGGCTGCACCGGCACTGGCGCTCTGACCTCCGGTCAGAAAGCAGTTGCTACTGGCAAAGGCTGGACCTTGGACGAAACTCCCTGAGCTTTGCGCCTGCTTTTTCAGCCTCACCTCGGTGGGGCTTTTTTATTACCTTGCATTTTGATCATGAAAAAACCAAGCAAGCAACAAGCGAAATTCAGCAAAGTAATGCGTGAGTTTTACAGCGGCAAACTCAAGTCATCTTCGGGCGCCAAAGTAACAGGTCGCGCTCAAGCCGCGGCAATTGCTGCAAGTGAAAGTGGTATGCCCCCTAAAAAGAAGCGCAAGCCTGCCGCTAAGAAGAGGCGCTAGTATTTGACTGTTAGAGGCCGTGCCTCGTGAAGTCGAGCCCGACGCTCGCACAGTGCGGTTGTACCGACACAAGCTTTTTCAATCCGCCTGACAGCAGTGCTGTAGGCAGCTCGTTTGTTTTCTTCTCTTCTTTGAGGCAAAGACAATGCTTCTCGCTGGCATTCCTTTTATTCCTCAGCTTTTCCTGGAATACCAGCAGGAAGAGCTGCAAAACCGCAATGCTCTGGTCACTTCCGGCCTGATGGTCACGAACTCTGCCATCCAGGCTGAGTTCGCCAAAGGTGGTAAGACCATCGACCTTCCTTTCTTCGGTGATCTGTCGGGTGACTCCGAGATCCTCGATGACACCACTGGTTTGACCGCCGCCACTCTGGCTGGTGACGTGCAGACCGGCGTGCGCAACATGCGTGGTAAGGCTTGGAAGGCTTCTGACCTGGCCGGTGAACTGGCTGGTTCTGACCCCATGCAGGCCATTGCTCGTCGCACCGGTCAGTACTGGGTGCGCGACATGCAGACCTCGCTGATCAACGTGATCAAGGGTCTGTTTGCCACCGGTGGCCCTCTGACCTCTTCTCACGCTGCTGGCGGTACCAGCACTCAGCTCTCTCAGAGCGTGATGGTTGACGCCATCGCCAAGCTGGGTGATGCAGGTCAAGAGCTGACTGGCGTTCTGATGCACTCCCGCATCTACTACGCACTGATGAAG